CCTTTAGGCTTGCCCGTTAAGAGAAAACCTTTGTCAATCAGCATTTTTACGGTTTTGTTGTGCTTGGCCTCGGTTTCTTCGTCTTTTGTTAAATTCCTGATCTCGCCAGGCTGGATAACAAAAGAATGTGCCGGGATTCGCGCCGTAACCGCAATGGGTCTGTCTGTTTTATTGAAAAGAATCATGTGTTCACCTTTTTAATTAAATGCCGTCAAAGTACGCAATAGAGCCTTTTTGACGGACGTGGAAACTACCGACTTTCATTTCGGCGAAAAACTGTGCCGCAAGCGGCGCAGGAACCGGAGATTGCAGCGTGTACGGCAACGGCATTGGCATACACTGATTACGGCGGCTTTTGTCCTGTACGATCATGCGGTCGGTACCGCCGATACCTTGACCGGCCAGATAACGCAATGGCAGTATTTCAAGCGGTTTTCCAGCAACTTTTGCAACCGCAGCATTGGCTTTTGTGTACTCAATAACACTGGTAGTAACGCCTGTTTGAGCGTTGCCAGTTGTTGAGCCAATAGTCATCGGTTGTGACAGCATGGCAAATTGCGCCATTGGCAGGAAAATGGTTGTCGGCTTGAATATGCCGCGTGAATCCATCCACATCTTAGTAAGCGCATTGTCAAGCGTCTTAAACATTTCGAGAGGCGTTTTATTGGACAACTCTGTTTGTCCGCTCGCTCCAGCGTCAACAATCGTTGCGGTGATTCCGTGGTAATTCAAGTATGGCTGAAAACCCATGTCGTGATTACCGTAAAAGAAAGTCTGCTCAGTCAGGTTATCGCAGGCCTGCCGCATTGCTTCGCCTAAATCCTGCGCGAGATTTGCGTTATAGCCAAACGTATATTGACGTGCATCTTCATTGGTAATGGTTGCGCCCACCGCCGCGTATGCCACGGGTACCGTGATTGCGCCAGCAGATTGCCCGACCATTGGGATGTTATTGTTTGGCCCATTGCCAATGAATGTAGCCGCTCCGTGACGGTCACGGGTGATGTATGCGTAGGTAGTGGCTCCTGGATTGATGTCGCGCATTACCTGGTCATCATCAAGCACTTTGTACCATTCATGCTCTGGGTATTCAATATCGTAAAACGAGGTATCAACCGAGGCATAAATGGAAAAAGCAATTTCCGATGCTACTACGTTTTGGTGTGACCCGTAACTCATGTTTCCGTAATTTGGTGTTGCCATGATTCTTGCTCCTTTAGGAAGAAAAAACCCGCGATGCTTTCACATTGCGGGTTTATGTGTTTTTCTGGTATTTAATGATTTTTAGGTTGTGCCACTGCCACCCTCATCTAACGGCACAACTGCAGGAGGTATCACAGAGCCTTGTAGAATTTCAAGCAATGCCAACTGTCCGGCTGAGGTTGTAGTGCGCCAGATGGCATTTGGCATTTCCAGGGTATCAGTGTCTAAGCCTGAACCAACAAGGCTGCCGATAGGGAAGCCGTGATTTGTGGTATCAGCAATAACAAATGATGCAGGAGTTCCCGCTACGGTAGAGTTTTGCGCCTTGACCCATATGCGACCGCCCACGCGTCTTAACCGCAGGACATTACACACGCGCCCATTGCGCCATCCATTATTGCCATCGGAATCTGTCTCGCATGATTGGTTTCTGATGGTAATACCGAAGCTCTCAGAGCCATCAACATTAGCGTCCGGCAATGAAACAAGCGTTGATGTCATGCCCGGACGTGAACCGCCAGCACTGTATTTTTCCATGACTACGCGACCGACATTCAGCATACCGCCATCGGGCATATCCACTACTGCGGCATCAATCAGGTTGATGTCCGATACAAACGCTAGACTACCCTCAAGCGCTGTCGCTTGCTGGTCAAAATAATTTTCCTGGGCAAAGCCCATTGGGATACCTGTGTAAACTGACATTTTTTAGCCCTTTCGTTGCTTATTTACTGCTTATTTCTAAAGGAAGTCATGCGTGCGTAAGCATCGTTTGACCTGTTAGCTATTTTGAGTTGCGGTGTGCTGCCCGGTGCAACACGCGGTAGAGCCTGTGGCTTTGGTGCCTTAGCTGATGTCGCCATCGCCGCAAAAGCGCCACCAATCCCATCTTCTGTCCAGTTGTCGCCAACGGTAATGCCGCGTTTATTCATGACATGCGCCACGATAATTTTTCGCCTCTCAGAGCGCGACTTGGTGTTTTTGATGGTATTTTTCAGGTTTTCTTTTTCTTCACCGTCCTCAAGCTCATTGACGATGGCATCTTCATCCTCGGTTTGCTCAAGAAGTTCTTTTGCAAGTTCTTCCTGTGCTTCGGGATTTAAGACTTTATCGAGTTCTGTCTTAAACTGCTCGACAAGCGCCTTTTGTTCCGCGAGTTCCTGGTTTTTAGTCTCAAGTTCCGCGTTAAGTTCGTTAATGCGGTTCATCGCATTAGTAACGGCTTCGGCAGAGGTGCTTTCGTTTTCCTCTTGTACCTCGTTTGCCATTTGTTCTGCCTCATCACGGTCAGCTTCATTCGTGAATTTGAAAGTACGGTTTTTACCGTTCTTCATTTTTACTTTTACAGTATGCGACATTGTTTTTTTTCCTTTCATATTTAAGATTTTTGCCCCATCGCCAAGGCGACCTTGCCCTGCTGGTAGCAGTAAGATGTGGTTAAAATGAAAATCTGTCTGTATTGCCTGGTATTTTTGCCCTTCAAATTCGCCATCTTCAAAAATAATTGTTCCCGTGTACGCGGCCGACACCTCGACAAGTTCGCGGTTTTTAATCTTTGCGATGGTTTCATTGTCCTGGATAAGCAGCTCAATAAACGCATCACCGCCCTCTACCCATGCTGCGCCAGCCGTTGCGCCAACTGTCAAGCCATCTTTCATTGCGGTTTCAGGTTTTCGCCATTCATGCGCGTCCGTATCGCTTAAAGTAATAGTTACCGCTTTGCCTTCGAGGGTTTTTAACGCTTCAGGCGTAAACGCATACCGAGGTATGTATTCCATAATTTGGGCGTGGGCGCGTAAATGCTCTGGCAATTCGCCATCTTCAAAGTCATCTTGTGCATACGGGTAAACCCCTTCTTTCAGAAAGCGGACGGTTATTCTTAATAAGCCATCCTGATCTTCCCGCCAGTTTTTAATCGGTATGCTATTGCTAAATTTTTTCTCGAAAATATCAGTCATTACTGTCCTCGTTATCGTCTTGGGGAAGTGCTTAATCCGTACCCTGTCTGGTCATTTCCTTTGAGCAGGCTACGATCAACAACCGGAATAGAAATGCACCTGCACCCAATCGGGTACCCTGCATGTCCGTCTGATGGTGGTTTATCCCATCGGAATATCTTTCCGTTTCGTTCGTAATGATTGCCATGCTTGGCATTGCCTACCGGATAAAGCCCACTTGGATTACCCACTACGCGCTGATCTTCTGACGTGCGCCAGATATATTCTTCGATACCGATAGACAATTGCCGTGCCTCGTTAATGACCGCGTTCATCTTACTGGTCTGGTCACGCGCTATAAGTGCTGCACGCTCCTTTGTATAGCCGCCTATGTGCATAAGCTCCTGTATAAGCGACCTGCCATTTTCAAAGGGTTGTTGCCTGATAGACTGCACAACAGCTTGCGATACGCGCCCTATATAATCCTCTGGTATATTCGCTATAAGCCTGGCCGCTTCATCGGCCGACCAGAGAACCATGTCATGCACGGCAGGGCTGTCAAAAATCATCGCGGCATCAATCCCGATAGCACGCTGCAATGATTGCTCCAATCTTCTTTTAGAGGCATAGCTGACACTTTTAGCCCATCGCTCACCGAGAACCTGTGCTTTGCTGCCAAATATACCGCCCCATTGGATACGGAGCGCCTTGAGCGCATTGATGGCTTGTCGCGGGTCTGGGTTTTCACCGAGCAGCTTTATAACTTCGGTAACATTAGTTGTGAGCGGTTCCATCATTGCTCGCAATAGTCCGCGCTGCTCAACTTCAATTTTTTTAGCGACACGTACAGGAGCAATCTTTCGCTGGTTAGGCTTTCGATTGGCAATGGTAATGCTCATAGAGCTGCGATTCTTGCCCTAAGTGCGGACATAAAATCCCTCAAACCTACGGAGGGCTTAAGAAAAACAGTAAGCTCACCTGTATTGCTTGTGGCACTGCCTTCACTGTCGATATGGAAAAGTTCAACGCCGGAATCGAGGAATTCAACAATATCAGAAGCGAGCTTATGGGAATGTCCCGCCGTCTCGGCAAGAAAAGATAGCGCATCTAAAGCCTCACTGCTATCAAGATGCAGCAAAATGGTAAGGTCGGTGTTTTCGCTCATACTTTACTCTATCAAGTTGACTTTTAATGTGTTTTTTGCTATACTAAAATTGCAGTGCAGTCGGGAATAGTGTCGTTTAGGACGTTTGCTCAAGGGGTTCCGTAATGGAATAGCACGAGGCAGCTATTGGGGCTTCACTGCATTTTTTATGCCCGATTCTGATCTAACCAACTTTTTACAGAATTAGGGTGATCTTTAAAGAAAGTCACAACATTTAATCTGTCACCTTTGTTTTTCCCAATACTTACCTCTGCAACATAAGCATATCCTGTTTGTTTATCATTCATGATGAACCCAAGCCTTGTTTCTCCACTTTTTCTTTGACCCTTTAATTTCGCCGCATCTTCAAAATTATCAATCAGCTTATCCAGTTTTTTCCAGTCATCAGCATTGAGGTTTGGATGCTCATTCTTTGAATGCCTTACTGCATCAGTATTTAATACTACTCTTGGATTGCCAACATCAACCCCTGTTTTATCTTTTATTTTGTTTAGGGCGCGATCACTCAAACTGTCTTTAACAACCATATTGGACTTGGCATTTTTGTCTGTTAATGCGCTTGAAACAAGACTTGCAAGCTCTTTTTCTTTGCTGGCTGTGCTTTTCTCAGCCTGCCCACTGCTACCCTCACCGCCAACTTCATCTACAAACTGACCGCCTTCAGGACTTCCTTTCGGCTCACGCTCGCGTTTTTTACCGCCAGCATTGACCGTATTTTTCATTTTTGCATCATGCGGGTCAGTCTGTGCTTCGGCTGCTATTGCTTCGAGTTCCGATAGCGGTTTGTTAGGGTCAACATCTCCAAAAGGACTGCTTACGTCCGTTTCTTCCGCGAGAAAATCAGCTACTTTTTCCCCGGTCTGAAAAGCGTTGCGTTTAAGCAGTTCCTCAATGACTTTTTCGCGGTTGATAACACCGCTATCATGCAGTGACCGCAACAATTCAGCATAAGTCTTGATTGTGTCAGCACGCATTTGTGCGCTTTCATTCCATAATGGCGCAAACTGTATGTCCATGTCTTGCGATGCAATTTGCCAGGCTTCATACCCCATCAGGCTAGGCCCGATAAACGAGAATTGCTTTATTAGGCGCGGTTTAATCTTGTGAAGCTGATACGCACCGATCATGTTGTTATAGTTTTGCGTATCAGATTCACCCGTAGCATTTAATCCGCCTGGGGACTGTGACAAAAAGCGGGTTGCCGGAATATCTGAACCCGCGCAAAGCAACTGCGCGAATGTCGTTACCAGTTCCGGCACGCTGCTAAAAGTCGCTGAATGTTGCTGAACCTCGGCATCTTTATTATCAAGAACCGCACCGCGATAGATGCTTATGTTTCTGATGATTTCTTCGAGTTTATCTTGGGCGGGGCTATTCGTTCCTTCGAGCTTCATTATATTTCCCACCCTGATGAGAAGCACGCTTGCCATATTGACCAAGTGATATGCCGCTTGTTGCACACCTACCATGCGAACCAGAGAATCGTAGAGCGGTGCCAGTTTTGATTCTCCAAATCCGGCAGGGTTATACCTGAAATTCTGCAAGATGTTCATGGCCGCACGATTGATAAGCGGCGAACCGTTAAACACGATTAGGCGGGATTGGTGCGCGACAGTGCTTTCTATTTTGTAGAGTTCCGCTCTGTCGTACCCTGATGAAAACGGGTTTGTATCGTAATCCGGCAGCGTTATTCTGGAAATATCAACGACATTAAACGCCTCTAAGTCGCCTTTCTGGATATTTTGCGGCAACAGTACATTTTTTAATTCATCGCCAGGCGCTTGTTTCAGAATGACAGTCTGACAGCA